ATAATCGGTTTGAGATCATCAAGGGCAACACCCTCTTCGGGATAGTCCCGAACCTTGAGCGTGACAAGACAGGACTCGGACCATTCACATTTCATAAAGTCCATTACTTTATGAAAAGGGAAAAAGGTTCGCCTTTTTGCATCAGGTGGGGTTCGAACCCACGCGTTCTTGCGAACAATCGGTCTTAAGCCGATCTCCTTAGACCAACTCGGACACTGATGCTCGGTTTGTCCCTGGCGAGGATCGAACTCGCGACTTCGGGCTCATAAGACCCGCACTCTAAACCAGCTGAGTTACAGGGACGAGTTTTTCTCTTGCGAGAAAGTAATGAACAAGCAAGTCATCAAGACCTTGGGTGTTGCGTGGGTCGGGATTGCCTGTTTCGTGTTTGCGTACCTCGTATCCATGGGGCTCGACGCACTGACCCCTGAACTTGACGAGCGTAAATCAAATTTTAGAATCTTTTTGGAAGTGAGCATACAATTTGGAATCATAGGTGCGATTATTTATGGTTCACGAGTTTTCATCAAGAATATCCCCTTCCCACTCGAAGGGTGGTACGGCTACGAGCACTCCGCACTGGGTGAATTACGGAGCTTGCCTTTAATGGTCTTCATCTTCATGTTCTTCCAGCGTCGGACGCAAGACAAGATGAGACACCTTATGGGTGTTCGGCCGTTCCCGCGCCTCTGACCAGGACCAGATGGGCTTTTTTCGCCGACACGCAGGGGCGCGGTCCACGCGGCACGTCTTGTTCGAGTGCCACAGAGCACCGCGCACGAGGTGACGTGGGAGACCGAGACGCTTTGAGATACACTTGACCGTGACGGGACCACGCTCCTTTAGAAACTCGAGAATTTGAGGTTCTAGGTCCATTTGTAAAACACACGCCCAAAAGCTTTATACGTGTATAATATATGCCTAGGTCGACGAATTCACATTCGCCGTACGTCCCTTCACGTCCAAGCATTTCACCAGTCGTTATGCGAAACGTTGTACGGAACCTCAACAGGGAGTTTGCCATTATGGAAATGGCTGATCAGTTTCGCCGACTCCAGTACTTGAATATCAACTCGTTCCCTCGGTCGTACCAGGCGCTCGCCAACTCGTTCGCACGCAACGTCATCAACGGTGCACGGGGCAACCATGCGGCCTTGAACCGCGCCCTGAACGCCCTCCCGCGCGTCCGACGCATAGGAGCGGGGTCTCCCAGGGCGCACGCGGCCGCAACCACGATCCAAGCACGTGCTCGGGGTATAGCAGGCCGAAAACGTGCCAAGGCCCGTGGGACCAAACTCGTCATTGGACCGGGTGGGAACATGATGGTGGCTGTGCCAAACAAAAGACGGTGAAAGCAATTTTTCATTTGGGAAAACCAAATGAAAAACGCTCCCAAACAGGTTTGAACTGTTGACATTCAGATTAACACATCAGCTATTTTGTAAAACAGTGTCTGACGCTCTACCGACTGAGCTATGGGAGCACGGGGCGGAAACCGCCTGCGCGCATCGGGAATCGAACCCGAGCTAACACCTTGGAAGGGTGTTGTACTACCACTATACTATGTGCGCCCTTTCCGACCTACGTGATTCGAACACGTGACCAAAGCATAACGGACTATATCTCTACAGTGCTTTGCGCTTAAGTGAAAAACCACTGCGCCAAGGTCGGATGGGCGAAAAGTTTAGGGACGTATTCAGGTCCGGGTCGGAAAACTCCGTTTTCCTCCTACATACTAAAAATCTTCTTCACACCCTGAATGTCCGTACGACACCCAGGGCACGTGCGTTTGATTCGGGTATTTGTCCAACACGTCGCACAGACCGTATGACCACACGGGTCGATAAATAGGTCAATAAGCCGGTCTTGACAAATCAAACACAAAAACTTGGCGTACCTTTCAGCATCTGTATCTTGCAGCACCTTCGCCATCTCTTCAACCCGTCCCTTTAGTTCCCCACATTGTTGAGTCAGGGCGACAATGCCCGATTCGGACTCGTAGTTGTCTACGACTGATACGAGCTTTGCCTTTAAGTCCTCAGAAGGAACTGTATCTATAATAAGTTTTGAAATTTGAGCACTCTTTTGAAGTTCCTCAAGTTCACCCAACTTGATACCGAGGTCACGCTTCTCCTTGGCGAATTTACGTTTAAAATTCCCAAGTTCCTTTTCGAACTCTTTCCAGGACTCGTCAAGCTCACATGGAACAGTCGGGACCTCTGGAATGCGGGCCTGAGATGCAAGAGGTGCAAACCCACCCATCGCCTCGAGGGTCATTTCAAGTATGGCCTGTGATGGATCAATGTATGCAAAAGCCATATGACCTTTGCACAGACTAGTTTTCTATTTTTTATCCGCGCTCTTAATAAATGGCACTCTACGATACCCTTATTCTCGTAGTCGCGCTGACCATGATTCTCATCGGTCTTCAGGCGTTCATGAATCCAGACCGGCGCAAGGTTCCTTCCGAGGTGATCAGGGCAACCTTTCTGATGGTCACGGGTCTGTACTTTTTGTACTTTTGGTACACCGAGGTTACCATCGCCAGCAACAGCACGGGACCTTCTTACCCTTAGAAGACATGTACTCGTGAATAGTCTCAAAAGATCGAGACTCGCTGAGAAGTTTCGCGTTTCCGCCGTACCATCCCATAATGGTCTTGACGTCTTCAATTGTCAACTGAAATTCACACAGATCCTCAAGAAGGTCCATGGGTGTTGCATACGGTATCTTTTGAATTTGAACTAAAATTCGTTGAAGAGATACAGTCCGCGTCTTTTCAAGAATCTCTTCTATACTTGCCCCAGGATTTGTCGTTTGAATATATTTGACGAGGTCAGCACCCGTGAGCGAGTCCATTTATTTTGTAATAATATATAAATGGCTGACTCTAAGTCGGATATCGCTTTCATGTTTCTTCTCGTTCTCATTTTGGGAGCTTTGGGTGTCAGCAACTTTGTCGAGGCGAGCAGCAAAGATCAAAACCAAGTGGGTCAGCGGTTTTTCGGCCTTCTGTACATTATATTCGCACTTGGTCTAATTGTATATAAAATAAGCAACCCCTAAACATGCATGAAGCACTTGGTGGGTCACATCGATGGCGTGTGGGTGTCACATGCCACGCACCTCGAAACAATTATGATTCAAATTGCTGAAAAGTGTGGGTTCAACGTCGTTGCCCGAGCTTTTCACCAATTTGAGCCTCACGGATCAACGGGAGTTCTGGTCTTGGCTGAGAGTCACTTCAGTGCTCACACGTATCCGGAACACAACAGAATTTATATCGACGTGTTCTGTTGTTCTCCTGGGTTCACGCCCGAAATTTGTTCCAAAATTATTGAAAAGGAATTTGCAGCTGACTCGGCAAAGTGGGAGGTTGTTAGTCGGTAGGTTTCGTCCTATTGATCTTTTTGTGTTCCGCACATGATGGAACCTCAGGAAAGGCGACCTCGCACAGAGCAATCTTCTTTGCACGTTCGATAAACGTCCTGGGATCATACGTGCCTTTCATATAATTACAATCCTTACAACACGGACGGCAGTTTTCAGCAGTATATGGTTTCGATGAGTCCAGGCGGTCTATACCATTTACACGGACTTGAAGGTCTAGATGTTTACAGTAGATGCATGGTTTCACAAGCATATCTTTCGCCTCTTCGTCCGTCAGGTGCCATGTGATACCGCGAGTTTCTGCGGCGCGTTTGAGGGCGTCGAGACGAGGATTCACGTTTGTTCTGTACCACCGTGTAGCGAGTTCATTATTTTCAGAACGCCACTTTTTATGAATATCGTTATTGTGTAGTCGAAACTCTTCGGGGCGTTCCTCAAGTTGCTTGGCTCGCCATTTTTCTGAATATCCCTTCTCCTTGTGAAGTTCATTATGATACTCCCGCCTTTCGGGCTTTTTATCAAGTCTTTTTCCCTTTTCGCGGCACTTATTACACGTCGAACACTCGCGGCCTTTCATATTGACAAACTCTTCGATAGGCTGAGGAGCTCGACAACAATTTGAACATTTCTTTGTTTTGGTTTCCTTCTCCATTTCCTACCATTATAGGAGGAAATTACTTTAAGTCTCTGACCCAAAAGTCTTGGCACTTTTGGGCCTGAGGCCCGGGTGAGACCCGGGAAGGCCGTTTTTAAGATTGAAATATAACATATAAATATATGGGAGGGTTCAGTTACTAAACGCAAGACCGCCCATCCCGGACTGAATGCGCAGGATGTTGTAGTTCACCGCGAACATCTTCTGCAGAGGGGTGGTGGCAGCGCCCTTGATGTTGATAGCCACCTGGGCGTTATCAATGCGAGAGAAGTTGCAAGTGCCGGTTGGCTGGTGCTCCTCGGGCTGCAGCGCGAAGCTGTAGCAGTACACACCGGGGTATGGCACACCGCTGTGGTACACGTAAGGCTGGTACTGGTTGAAGTACTTGCCCTGCTGCTCCTTGAAGCGGTCCT